ATTTTTAAGAATGTTATGACTAATTGCTCCTGCTTGAATTGCCTCCCATTCTTTATCTGTAATAATAATCTTTTCTTTCTTTGCTCCGACTCTATTCCTAGCATTAATTAATGCTTGTCCTTTAATCTTTTTAAAGTCATCTTCATCCATATCGGGGTTAGCTTTTCGTTTATTACGGACCATCCTAGACGCTACTAACTGGGCGTGTCTTTCTAGTGGTTTGTTTCGATAGGCAATCCTTAATTTAGACTTAAGGGACTCTACTTCTCTATCATAAATCTTTCTTGCTGAGGAGGAGTACTTCATGTTTTCTGTATGGGCTAAAGAAATTCTTGCTTGTCTTGCTAAATCTTTTAAAGCATTAGCATGCCTTGCATACACCTTTTCTATTTCTGTTCCAGATGATAATGCAAAAGCATCTTTTTCTTGTTCCATTCTTGTAATCTTAGTTTGCTTAGGAAGGAACTTCCCTTCCCCTTGGAGATATACTTTTTTCCCTGTAGTAGGATCTATTACAAACTTTGTTTTAAAATACCTTCGCCCTGTCTCTTTATAAAGTTTATCTCCTGTTGTTTCTTCACCTTTTCTTGTTCTTAATAATATTCTTTCGTTAACTCTTACTTCTGAACCAGCTCTTGATATAAGAGTTGATGCTCCAGCAGTTGTACCACCCTGATATTTCTTTTTTAATTGAGCTATATTGTTATCATTATAGGATTGAACATAATTTAATTTATGTTTTTCCGCATCAATAACAACCATAGAATGACGAACTGCTCTTGCTATCTCATCTTGACTAGCAGCTTTAATTGTCATATCAGTAATAAGATTGGAAATATCCCCCATTTTTATAGCTTTTGTATGCTTATCCATAACTTTCATACCTTCATAATATGGATAAGCTCCTTTATGATCAAAATCTGTTAAACTTTTTATAGAAGGTGATGTCTGAATATGACCTGCTTTATTAGGAATTGCTATAACTGTGTCCCCATCAAAATCCGCTCCGGATAATCTTGCTGCAACTTTAGGATGCATTCCTATAACATCTGGCGCATTTCCAAGAATTTTTTTCCCTTCTGGGTTTTTATTATTTACTATTACTTGTGGTATTTCAAAAATACCTCCATGGGGATGACGAACAAGTGCCAAATGATCTCCATTTAAATAACCTGGAGCATAGACCTCATTTGGTTTTAAAGAAGTAATAGGAAGAATAACTTTTGAAGATTGTCTAGGAAGAGCAGCAGCTTTTAAATGAACAGCATCAGCATCACATTGATCGGCAAAAGGACCGAGAAGAGCCTGTTTTACAGCAGGATTAGTTAATGAGATTATTTCGTCATATTCTTCTTTTTTCAAACTATACGCTAAACCTAATTGCTTTTTAGCAAGAGCGGGAGTTTGTTTGGAAAGTACCTGAGAAGATAAATTTTTTGACCATTCATCCCAAGCTCCTTCTTCACCAGCACCTTCTTTTGCACCAACTACATTTAAAGCAGATTGTTTTTTATTTCCATCTTTATCAATATAAAACTTTTGTCTTATTACCGCACCAAATGGATATTCTGGATCCTTAGTTTCTAAAGATTTAAATACTTTATCACTATCTTTTATTGATTTATTTGTATTATAGATGATATCCTTTCCCTTGGGAATATCATCACTATACATAGCCATTCCTTTCATAAAATGAGTACCATCTACTGCAACTCTTACTTGAGCATATTTTTTATTTCCTAAAGAAATATCATCAACGTTTCTTCGAAGTTCAATAACACCATCTTTATTTGATTGATAATTAATACTAATTCTTTTACTATCAACATTAACTGGAGGATGAATGGGTTCAAAAGTTTCTCCACCATCATCACTATGACTTCCTATTGTTCTAATTTGATCGCGATTTCTTAAAATTTCTATTTTAGTCATACCAGGTGGTGCAAGAACTTTCATATGCGTAAATTTTCCAGGAGCTCCTTGTTGTTCTTGATCAAAGGTATAAATTTGATATCCCTGTTCTTTAAGCATAGCTACTGCTATATCTTTCTTTGTTCCGCTAGTTCCCAAAGTAACTTCAACACCTACCCCCACATCAACACCATATTTGCTTTCTTCAACTTCTTTTTTTAATACATTAGCTATTTCTTCTGTAACTTCCCGTTTCCGTTTAATAGAAGGATCAAGCAAACTTGCTACTGTGTGGTCACTTATACCCATTCTTTTTGAAATTGCTGCGTCAGAATATCCTTTTTCTTTTAAACGGTAAGCCATAGCTGCACGAGCAGCATCTCTTTTATTTCCTTCAATAGCTATTTTAGCTCTTAACTCTGTCGTGCTTTCTAATCCAAGACTTCTATAAATTTCTACATCAGTCATACCTTTTTTACGTAAATAATTTACATCTCCTAAAAAACCTGGAGTTCTTTGATATCCATCATCGCCAGAGCCCCAAGGATATCTACCAGAATGACGAGGAGTACCTACATGTTTTAGTTCATCATTCATATCTATCCTCCATTCTTAGCTTATCAATTTTTCTATCAAAGAGAATTATTTTATTCATAATATACCCAATATCATCACCTATTGGATTATGAACAAGAACATCATTATCAGTTTGATATATTCTTAATTCAATATTAATATCATTTGAACTAACATTATATTCTAAACAAAATAATGCCGCATAGACTTCTAATTGACGCATCGAAACAGCAGTAACCCCAGTTTTTAGATCATGTATTCTTAAAAGATTATCTCTAAAACAAATAGCATCAGCTGTTCCATAAGCATTATAAGAATAGAAAAGAGTTTGCTCAGGGATCATTCTATAACCAATAGCATCATTAACATATTGATTTAAAGCTTTTTTAATTTTTGGTAACTTAACTCCAAGTTCAATAAGTCTTTTAGCAAGTTCATGCAATTCAGTTCCTTTTTGAATTGCCATATATTTGAGATAAGCAGAATCAAGTTTTTCTTCATCATAATTTACCCAATGATATTTACTTCCACCAAGAAATGCATGTTCACCATCTAAATCAGAGTGCTTGTTGAAGTTCATGGAGCACCTCTTCTTTATTCTCAGGATATACAAAACTACCATAAGACATTTCATTAGCTAAATTAATATAATAATCTTGATTAGGTTGATGATTAGATTTTGAACTTCTCTTAACTTCTAGAACTGCCCATCTGTTTTTATATAGAATTAATAAATCTGGAAAACCTTGAAGATAATTAGGATCATTTTTTAAAATAATACAACCAGGAAAGAGATCTCTAATATCTTTTATCAACTCGGATTGAAATTTACTTTCCATTTTTCTCCTTTTAGAAAAAAAAAGAAAAGGGTGTGTTTTTAAAGACACCCTCTCTTCTACTATAACACATGTTTTTACTACGAATTGAACTGAAAAACCAATTTTGGATTTTCTTTAGCAACTATTAGAATTGAAACAATTGTTGGATATTTATCTAATAATTCTTGACACTTCTTTTTGATAGAATAAATAGTGCAACATGGTGTTTTAGGTTCTGATTTAACTTTTTCCCAAGATTCTTCAAAATTTGTTTTTGTAATGATTCTGATTTCCCAAGTCCAGGGAGAAGTTTTGTCTATACCTTCTTGAATTTTATCACCTAAAAAGTTAACTGCTTCATCTGGCCAAAACAAAGCAAGAGGTGTATATAAATTAGAAAATACAATTCTTAAATTATTTATTTGTTCTGGTGTTCTCACTTTTTCTCCTTTTCAAATTCAAAATTGGATTCATTAAAATTCTTTTTATTTTTTAAAGCTTTCATAATAGCCTCATCAATTTGTGATACTGACTTTATATAAAAATAATATAAAGTAGTAAATGGTGTATTAAGACGATCTATTCTTCCAGCGGCTTGGGTCATTATTCTATAAGAATAATTTAGAGAATAAAATACAACTGTATTTGTTTCAACACAATTCCATCCTTCAGATCCAGAAATATATTGAACTAGATAAACCCAACTTTGATCTTTTGGAATATCTTCATGTTTATGCCCATTATATTCTGCAACAGAATATTTTGTATCTCCATATAAACTTCTTAAAATATCGAGTTCATAATTAAAATTATAGAATACTATAATCTTTTTATGTTTATACAATATATCACTAACAATGTGAAGTCTACTTGGATCACTATTAACAACTCTTCTCATTGTAAAGAAAAACTCACTAACTTCTTTTATAGGCATTTTAGTAAAAGGATTCCAACGCTTTCGAAAAACTAAGTTAAAATTATCCTTATTATAGTTTGCAAATACAACATTAACTTTCTGAATTGTTGGTTTAATATAATCCATCGTTATTGTAATCTGATTTTTAAATCTTAATAATCTTCCTTCTTCTATATAATGATCAATTTTAGGAAACTTTGTATAACTATTAAACACAACATGTCTTCTCATAAATTCAGTTCGATTTTTATAAAAGCCATTAGCAACAAAGACGGCAACATAATCCATCCATGTATCACCTGGTGTAGCACTAAGTAAAATCCAATTATTTTGTTTTGTTATTTTATAAAAAGATTTAACCCAAGCACCAGAACCTATAACTCTTTGTTCATCAAAAATAAAGAATGCATCCTTTATTTCTATATACTTTTTAATATTGTTCCATGAATCAACTGTTAACTGAACATCATCCAAACTTGCAGTCCTATCCCTAGATATTGCGAAATTTGCGCACTCGTGTTCCCAGTCAAGTGTATCTCTTTTCGCCGCTGTTGTAATAACATAAAGATCCTTGGGAAACTCTTCTTTTTTGTAATAAGACACAGCAACAAGAGTTTTACCAGAACCGACCCCACCACATAAGATGGAGCCGGTTTTTAACTGGTCAACTGCAATTTTTTGATGATCGAAAAGTTTAACTCGCCTACTCATCTAAAGGTGAAAAACCATCGGGAACATCACGATATTTGGCTTCAAACTCATCTTCAACAATAGTAACATACATTGTTTTTAAATAAGCTTTTACACCTTCTTTTTCACCAACTTTCCAATTGTAAGGACGGATTATAAGATCTACTCTTTCGATCTCCGCCCAATCCAATTTGTTAATACTATCTTCAGTTAATTCATTTTTTGCACGCGCTGTAATAACCATAATTCTTGGAGGAATATGATCAAACGAAACATCTACTGGTAAATAAGCTTGGGGATCTTCATCAGGATCACGAGGTTTAAGCCAGCGAATGTTCCAACCATCTTCATGCAAATCATTTGCATTATCTTTGTCAAGGAAGACTACAAAATTTCTTTTTCCTTTTGGATTGAATTGACCTTCTTTTCCACTAAAATTACGAAAACCAATTCTAGCATCCTCAATTGATAAATTCTTACTTATTATTTTAGCCATGATTTCTCCTTTTTTTAATTTTTGTTATGAACTCATCTAATATTTTTTCTAATCTATCTCGTTTTCTTTTTGCATATGCATTATTATAACCTCTAATTACTTCTCTATGTGTCTCACGATATCTTTTAAAGTATTCCTTGCGATATTCGATCGGAACCGGCATAACTTAATTTTTCTCCTTTTTAAATTATTCAAAAAATTGATCACGATTAACATATTCTGTAATTGTATCCAATGCCTCATCTATAAGGTGTTCGTGATATCTCTTGTCTATAGTTTCTTCCTTTCCTAAGTCTTTTATAACTTCTGCTTCTTGCCACCGATATCCTTTAGTACCTGAAGCAGCATAATATTTACCATCTTTCTCTCTCATTAATAGACCACCCCCGTAACCAGGTTTAATTGGGCAAAACGAACCAGCTTTCCCAATAAAAACATAATTATGCTCATTCTCTCCTAAGCCTTCATTCATGTCAAGATATAGAGCTGTTGTTACACTTTTTGTTTCACAAAGATCTTCAAAAACTATTTCCGCATTAGTATCAAATAAAGTTTTAAAAACATATGGCTGCGCAAATTGAGCCCCTACAGCAGACCATTTTCCTGTTTCCTTGCCTTTATAACGTGCAATATAAACTGCATCATTTACAAGACAAAATCTATCAAAAGTCGCTTCATGTTCAAATGTATATCCATACTTTTTCCCAAATTCAAAAACAAAATCTATTATTTCTCCATTTGCTTCAGGAATTTTAATAGAATCTGTTTTGATATGGGCTACTTTAAAACCTTTTTCTTGAACCGCATACTTCAAATCTATCATAAATAGAGCACCACGTTTAGCTACAATATTATCTATATTTCGTGGATCTTTAAACCTATTTGAAAACTTTGCTGAGGTTAAACCATAAACAATATTTATTATAATTTTTAAGGCATACGCTAATTCATCTGCTCCTTCCGTAGATGTTAAATATTTATCTAAACATCCATTAAGCATTCCTCTAGCTGCATTGAAATCTTTATGTTTAATAGCGATACGTGCAGCTTTGATTTCAGAATAACTTGCGGTATACGGACCGAATAAGTTAAGGATTTCAATCGAAGTAGGATGCATAGATACAATGTCAAGTAAAGCAACATTTGTATAATAACCAGGCTCGGCATAGACATATCCACCTTCCCCAACTTCTTCATCTCTATAGTAGCTTTTTCCGTCTTCATATTTATATCCTTGAAATGTTTCACTTAGATTTGTATATATAAATTTTTCTTGAGGATGTTGATCGTTACCAAATATAATCTTTGCTGTGTGAGTTTGGGTAGTATCATTAACTGTTAAACCGCTTAAATCGGCAAGAATTTGTCTTGCTATAAAATCTTCTTTTCTTGCATAAAAAACAGCTTCTGTAGCTCTAACATCGTTATCACAATAATCTAGTACAAGTGGAATATCTTCATCTTTTACTGGCTGATCAAAAGGCAATCCTAATTCCTGATGATGAATTCGAAGTTCTATTTCAAATTTTTTAAGACTTTGTTTTACTGAACTAAAATCATATACATCAGTATAAGAAATATTATAAGCTTCTCCAAAGAAACTACTTTTACTATCATCAACAATAATTTTTTGGCTCAACTTAAAAATTTCAGCATTATCATAACCTATATATTTTCCATAAAGAATATGATTATCATATCTTCTGCAATTAAATCCAACTAATTTCATTTTCATTAATACTTCAATATCTTCTGGTGTTGGATTGATTAAATGAACACACTCATTGTTTCCTTCATATTTCCAACTTACGACAAAAAGATTAGGAAATACTTCAACATCAAAAAATACTAAAGCATCATTAGAATATCTCCCAAGATCTTGACTAGGTTCATTAGATTTAAAATGCATTCTATCAACTAATCTAAGACAGTAATCTGCTTGATGAGTACTATTATTAGCAAACACTAAAACCTTTTGGCGCATATCCGTAACATCATATTTTAAATCAGATTCATATGCTTCCTCTAGAATAGTATAGATAAAATCAATACTAGGTTTTGTTCCAGGATGAAATTCCTTCTGAAGATTACGTTTTATAAGATCGCGAATACCTTTCTCACTTTTTACAACATCAAAATTAATCATTTTTTCTCCTTTCAAAGGCAAACCGCTATTAATTGTATTTATTTGAATAGTGTTGCATTTACTAAGTTTTCTTCGTAATGCAGCATCTCCATTAAATACTTTTATTTCTATTCCTTCAGCATACACATTACTAAGTTTTGATGGATCTCCTTCATAAATATAATGAAGATGAATACCACACTGACTTTTACTATATTCTGCATAAGTTGGAGGCCATTTAGTAGCGGCATCTATATTTCTTTCAGAGGATTTATTTCCTTCAACATCCTTTATATCAAAATCTATTACTATATGTTTAAAGGGAATTTTAACATAATGAAGTCTTTTTGTATTAAGATCTTTTAATATTGTAGTTACTTTATTCCAAGAACTTGATGGGGTTTCATACTTTGTAGAAGCATACTGAGCAGGAAAATTTTCTCCTATTTCATCGAATATAGAAGTAGTAGCATCTAAAGTAAGCCAACTAACTTTTAATTCTTCTTTAGTAGTTTTTTCTCCAACTGTAAACTTTGAAAGAACAAGACCAGAAAAATAACTTCTAACTTGCTTTCCATCAACTCTTGTGACATCATAAAAATCTTCAAAATAGTTTTTTAATTCCTCTCTAAATTTATGACGTGGAAGTTTAAATTCTACAAGGGCTTCATCACAATATGTTTTATACATCTCATAAGCTTGAGATAATGTCGCGCCTCCTTGTTTTAAAAAAATATCATAATTAGTTTCCACAAAATTAAAGAACACGTCTGTTTGCAAAATCATGTCTAAAGGTCTGTAGCCTGAATAATAATTTTTACCCATTTCCCAATATACTTCTAGACATTTATGAGCAATTGCTCCTAACTCAAACTCAACTCTTGATACTATAGTGTGATATTTACTTACTGGAAATTTTCTTCCAGAAGGATGAACATCAATCAAACGTCTAATAATTCCCGATTTAGCATCAGAAATTTTAACAGGTTTATTTGTTGCCATAAATAAGAAGCAATTAGCTCTAGCTGTATAACTATGCTTATACTTCTCATTCATAGTCATTTCTTCATGAGATATAATTGAATTAAGTTTTGTATTATCTTCAATCCTTGACAAATCACCATCATGTTGAATAGCAACAAGAGGATTAGCTCTAAAAACTTCTGTAGAAAAATTATTATTTGATCCTGTAAGAGCTTTTGCTTCAAAGGTCGTATAGTAACCTGGAAATAATTTTTGAATAATGTTTAAAAATGTTGATTTACCAGAACCAGCAGTTCCGTATAATACTATAAACTTTTGAATATCTTTTCCTTCACCTGCAACTATTGCTCCTATAGCCCATTCTAATTTTCTTCTTTCCTCTGGATCATAAAGTGTTGACATAAGTTCATCAAACGCGGGAGATTCTCCTGCCTCTAATGAATATGGTAATCGTCTACTAACATAATCTTTTTTCTTTACTTCTGTATTAAGAAATGTTAGACCAGTATCAAGTTGATGAGAATTATCTGAAATATGGGAAATAAAATTTCTATATTGAGTCCAACTATTTGTAGAGTAATCACCCATATATTTTATACGAACTAGATTATCAGTTTTTTCTTCTAGCTTATTCTTATATTCAAGCAACTCTTTATCCATGAGTCTTTGAACATCATATTCATCTGTACTCCACAGACCTTTTTCTTCATCCCAAATTCCATAAAAACTTCTTCCACGAACCATCAAATCCTTAGAACGCACAATTTTAAAATCAGGATATATTTCTATGGTTCCGCTCTTTGAACTTCGTTCTTTAATTTGATAGAAGTCCATATTTTCTCCTTTCTAGAGATATTTGTGACACTGTTACACTTTTTCGTAACAATTTAAAAACTTTCTATAATAGCCTTTTTTTAACCCCCAGAAAGTTTAGGGCATAAAAAAGTGTAACAAGTGTCACAAAACCCCCAAAAACTACTTTTTTTCAAAATTTTAGTCGCTGAAATTTTTAAAAATGTCTTAAAATACCCCAAAAAGTGTTACACTTTCATTTCAAAAGTGTCACAAAAGTGTAACATTTTCACCAAAAGTGTAACACTTTTTCACTTTTTTATCAAAAAATGCTAAAATGTCTTTTTTAAAAGTGTCACAAATGTTACACTTTTCCATGGTTCCCCCCTTGCAAAACCCCCTTCCGTGTCACATTTGCCAAAGAATATATATTTATCTTTTTCTATTAATTCTTTGACTTTTTGAAGCCATTTTTCTACGAATTTTTATTTTAGTTCTTTTCCTTTTCCAAATTTCGCGTTCTTCTAAGCTATACATTCCTTTACCCATTTTTCTCCTTTTTAACGACGTCAAATAAAACTTCTTCTTTTCCAGTTTCTAGCAATTCCAATCTTCGTTTTGCTGCGCTCAATGTTCTAAAAGATTGTAAAATCTCACTACTAATAACTTTATGTTCGTTACGTATTTTTTGAATATCGTTTAATTTATTAAGTTCTAATCCTTGAGCCCGTAGTAATTGAACAAATAAACGAGGATTATTATGAGTTAATACAATACCTTCTCCTTTTAGTGCCCAATCCTCTAAGACATCTAGCAAAATTTGTTCTACAGGTGTAAATTCAGCCATCGTTCTCCTTTTTAAGCAGATCTTTCTGCGTCTGTAGCAGTTCTATTCTTTGTTTCGCTACCACCAATTCGTTGTAAGCGCATAAAACTTGTTCAGTAATAACTTTATGCTCTGAACGTATTTTGGTAACGTCCCCCAATTTGACAACTTCAAGATACTTATTACGTAATATTTGTATGAATAAGCCAGGATTTTGTTGACTTGAGACAATACCGTGCGCCTTTAATACCCACTCAGCCAAAGCATCTGACAAACTCTCTTCAAATGGGGATAATTGAATAGCCATCTTTTTTAAGCCTTTCTTTGCACTCCTCTACAAATCTTTGTGCAATGAGAATAGGATAGTTCATGCTTTCAAATTCTTGATACGAAAATAATCTTTCGAAACAAATTGTGTCATTATGTTCGTTAATAAATTTATACCATTTTATTTTAATGATATTTAAATCCTTATATTCTAAAAGTTCAATACTTCCACCCAATTCTTTTGTAATATAAACATTAATATCTTCAAGTATTTTTAAATAAGAGGGGGGTATATGCGATTCAAAAGTCATTTTTCTCCTTTCAAGAATTGACCCTGGTCAGCCGCCGTCAGCGCCAGGATCGTCGTACTACTCTTTCCGGCTGTCAGTCTTGCCTAAGGACGTCTATTGGCATTCTATGGTAATATATCTATAGTTCGGACTTTCCGCGCCCGTAATATCCGATGGTTTACCTATGGACACTAGAGATATATTAAATACAATTGTGCCGTACCGTCGTCTATCTAGGTTATACGTTTACCGTAGTCCCTAGCTGCGATTCCGGAGCGAGTTTGTCTCGAGCGATACAGCACAATCTTCATTAAATTTTTTTAACTAAGAATGACAAGGTACCTTTGACCAAGTTCGTTTTTAAGTCTAAGTGTTAGCTTCCCCACCCTTTGACTCATCCTTAGTTCCCGTTATTACGGGGCGCGCATTTTGCACCTCCTCCGTAACCTCTTCTAATCGTGCTGCTCGAATATTTGAATAATCTTCGAAGGTTAGACAACCATCTATACAACTGAAAAAATCTAATACATTTAGAAAGTACCAAGATGCCATTTCTGTGTTGTTGCCAATTCTTTCAGGCAGTTCGAACTTTCTAAAATAGTAACCTTCGAAATTCTGTTTTGCGCACATTGCTACGTAGGTTCTTGAGGGTGATACAGATTTGTTCATAACATATTTCCTTGAAGTATATCGTTTAAGTATCACTATAGATTTAATAACTCCTTCTTCAGATCGGCTATAAATTTATCCTGAAAAGCCATTTTGTGTAACATAGATCGCATAATCATACAATAACATGTACTTGGGTGTTCTTGCTCGTCGTTCCAGGCATCCAGCATTTGGCGAACTTGTTTCATGTCGTCTGCCAAACTAGTTGATCGAGTGTCGAAAAAGTGACGAAGTTTCTCCTTTATAGGTTCTGGTGCTAGGGTTAAATCAATTTGTTCCCACGCTTCGGCTGTACCATAATAGTCTTCAATAGCTACGCATGCAAAAACACGAGAACTTCTGTCATTACTTTGTGAGAGATAATAGTATCTTGCTTGCCCAGATGTATTTCCAAACGATTCGGGTAATAGAATCTTCTCGAACCGTGTTTCATTTGGACAGACAAGATCCTGTATTGCAACTACATAAGTTCTTGACGGTGATATAGTAATAGTTCCTTCGTTTAACTTTCTAGGTATTCCAACCATTTGTTTTCTCCTTTCAAGAGTGTATAACCTTGGCAGGGCTCGTGAAATTTCACCTTATTAGCATCCCGATGTTTGTGGTACGTTGTTACGGATCGAGGGACACCCCGCTACGGTTGGTTAAATATCATAATTTTCACCGATATAATCCATCATCTGGTACCATATTTCGACATTTCGTTGGTCGGAGTCTGGACTATTTAGAGGAAATAAACCACCTTTTCCATCTGCTTGGTATTCTCGCTTTGCGAATTTATTAAGAACTATCCAATTAAATTTTTTCTTTCGTGTGGTATCTTCCTCATTGTTAACATACTTTTGTAGTTTTAAATTATTAATAAATAACCAAAACCACATTGGAATTCGACTATTTTTAGCAGGATCAAATAAAATGAAATCCATTCGGATAGCTAATGCTATCAGCATTTCTAGAACTGTGCATGGTCCTGTTAAATCATCGTCTGCTAAATCATAAT